AATGCAATGCTGGCCGAATGGGCTGAGGCAGGCGCTGTAACGAACGCTCTGACGCCGTTCATTGACGATCTGGACGTGGACAGCCTGATCCCCATGACCGATATCAGGGGCGTTATTTGCGGGCTTGCTGTGAACCTTGCGCCATCGTTCGGCAAGGTGGTTTCGATGGATACCATGAAGGGCGCGGTGACTGGCAAGAAGATCGTTATTAAGCGCAATGCAACAATCCTACCCAAGCAAACCGATGTTGCCGCTGTGCCTGCGGGCGCTGGCCACAAATGGGATTGGCGCATCAACCTAGTTGGGCCTGACGAAACAGCATGACACAGGTCCCAATCATATCCGGCATCTATGCCGATACCACGCCGGACTATCGCACCGCGTACCCTCTGAACCTCGTTCCCATTCCAAAGGTTACGGGCGTTTCTGAGGGCTATTTGCGTGTTGCCGATGGCGTTGAAGCGAACGGCACTGGCCCAGGCGTTACCCGTGGCGGCATTGAGTGGCGCGGCGTATGCTATCGCGTCATGGGGTCGAAGTTCGTTTCTGTCGCGGCTGACGGCACGGTGACAACCATTGGCGACGTGGGCGCAGGCGACACTGTGTCGATGACCTATGGCTTCAACTATCTTGCTATCGCATCGGCGGGCAATCTATGGCTATACGATGGCACAACCCTAGCGCAGAACGTGGACCCCGATCTAGGCACGGTCCTAGATGTTGAATGGGTCGATGGTTACTTCATGACGACTGACGGTGAAAACCTCGTTGTCACAGAGTTGGGCAACCCTTTTGCCGTCAATCCGCTCAAGTATGGTTCATCTGAGGTTGATCCCGATCCGGTGGTTGCTGTAGTCCGATTGCGCAAAGAAGCCTATGCGATCAACCGACATACGATTGAGACGTTCACCAACGTGGGCGGTAACTTCTTTCCGTTCCAGGTCATCACGGGCGCGCAGGTTTTTCGGGGCGCTGTCGGCACTCACGCGGTCACGACATTCCTTGACGGTATCGCGTTTGTTGGGTCGGGCCGGAATGAGGCTGTCGGGGTTTACATCGCCAGCGGCGGCGGGTCGCAGAAGATCAGCACACGCGAGATTGATCAGGTGCTTGCGGGATACACCGAAACGGAACTTTCGGACCTTGTGCTAGAGGTCAAGGTGGATGAAGGCCAGCAGATCCTTTATATTCACTTGGCAAACGACACGCTTTGCTTTGATGGCTTGGGGTCGCAGGCATTGGGGCAGCCTGTCTGGTACGTCCTTTCAAGCAGCGTTGACGGCGTTGGGCCATACAAAGCGATCCATCACGTCCGCGCCTATAACAAGTGGCTGGTGGGCCATACGGCATCAACGGCAATCGGGCATCTGGTCAAGGACGTTTCGACACACTGGGGCGAGACTGTCGTTTGGGAATTTACAACGCCTATTGTCTACAATGAAGGCAAGAGCGTAATGATCCACGCGCTGGAATTGCAGGCGCTCAACGGGTCGGCTGCGTTCGGCAGTCTGGCGCTTATCAATCACACCTATTCAGACGATGGCGTGAACTGGTCCATGCCCCGGCGTATATCACTGGGCAGCGCGGGCGACCGTACAAAGCCGATCAAGTGGGCGCGGTTGGGCATGTTTCGGCAACAGCGCATGTTGCGGTTCTCTGGCGATAGCAATGCGCCTATTTCAATCGCCCGCTTGGACGCTGAACTTGAGGCGATGGCATGGTAGATCCGGTCGCGCCAACCCGCGAACAACTCGCAGCGATTGCAAATGGTGATTTTCGGCTGATGATTGCGCTGGAAAGACTGTTTGAAGTCGCGGGCAATTTGACACCCACAGACCTTGAACTGGTCCAGCAGCAGGCACAGGGTGCGGCGATAGCACAGACGGCGCTGAGGGGGCTTGTGACGGGCGCTCTGAACGTCGCGTCTGAGGCTTTGGCGGCAGCACAACGCAGGCCAAGCACAAACCCACACATCTCGCAGCTACAGGACGCCATAGCGTCAGCGCATCGGCGCAATCGTCGGGATGGGCATCTATCACGGTTGCAGGATGTTGACGCGCCAGCACCAACAGACGGCGATCTCCTTTCATACGATGCGACAAGCGGAAAGTGGGTGCCTGTGTCGGGTGCATCTGGATCATTTACAACAGTGGATAGCAAGACAGCGACCGTCTCCAACGGCATCATCACGGCAATCGTTTAGGAAACCAAATGGCATACACCCCAAGAGAACTAATCCCAGCCAAGCAAGCAGAGAGCACGCAAACCACGCAATACACTGCGGCAAGCGTGACGGCTGTGATCGACACGTTCAAGGTTACGAACACGACAGGCGCGGCGGTGGCTTTCAGTGTGAACATTGTGCAATCAGGCGGGACCGCTTCGGATGCCAACCTACTGATTGACGCGAAGTCGATTGCGGCGGGCGAAACATACACCTGCCCTGAATTGACGGGCGAGGTTTTGCAGTCTGGGTCGTTCATTTCAACGCTTGCGGGCTCGGCTACATCTTTGACGATCAGATGTAGCGGTTTAGAGATTACCTAGCTTGTTTCGCCATATGAAACGTGCTAAGTTTTCCGCGTTGAGGAAACACGCGCCCAACCGCACCAGATCAGATCAGGAGCGCGTGTGACTTACGAAGAATCCCTAGAATTCAACTTTCAGGCGCTGGAATTGCCCGCCGATGCGGTGCAGTGGCTGCTTGATCTGTGGCACGTCATCCAAGTGCTTGACGATGTAGCAGATGGCGACTCAGTGGACCGTAAGTCACTGGACAAGGCGATCTTTGCCACACTTGCGGGGATGCCGTCAAACTCTTTCTATCAGAAGCACCAAGCATGGTTGCTGCCGATCCTTGCGCAGTCGGTCCTGAAATGGATGGCGTCTGATGCTGCGGAGCGTGCGGGCAAGGCTGACGAGCGGTCTTATATGTGGCGCGCCGGATACTATGACGTTGTGATGATGGTGACGTGCCTCGTGCATGGCCCGTCATCCGAGAAATGCTTTGAGGCGCTGGCGATGTACGGCGAAACGGCAGAAGATTACCTGAAGGAATTCAAAAATGCCTAATCCATTGATTGCGGTCGCTGGCATTGGTGCTGGCGGCTCTGCACTTGCGGCCAGATCCCAGAGAAAAGCGGCGGAACAGGCGTCTGCGGCACAGGTCGAAAGCTCCGACGCGGCCATTCAAGAGCAGCGCAGACAGTTCGACGCAATTCAGGAACTGATGGCACCGTTCATCGACACCGGGACAGACGCCACAAAGATGATGGCAAGCCTTGCGGGCGTCAACGGCGCAAGCGCACAGGCGCAGCAGCTTCAAATGATCGAAAACAGCCCGCAACTGGCAACGGCAATTGACCTTGGCGAAAACGCCCTCTTGCAGAACGCATCTGCTACAGGCGGGCTGCGCGGCGGCAACACGCAAGCGGCGCTGGCTGAACTTCGCCCGGCGTTGTTCTCCCAAGCCATTGATCAGCGGTATTCGCAGTTAGGCGGTCTGGCTGGCATGGGGCAGGCATCAGCAGCAGGTCAAGCATCGGCAGGCCAAAACACGGGCAACGCCATTTCAGGGCTTCTCACGCAGCAGGGCCAAGCCTTGGCAGGCAACGCTATGGCACGGGGTGCCGCAACACAGCAAGCAATCGGGGGCATAACCGGGGCGTTTGGCAATATCGCCAGCTACGGCGGGGCAATGCCGCAGGGCGCTTCAATCTTCGGTCGGTGGGGTTTCTAAATGGTACAGCCAAACAACTACATGCTGAACGTAGCAGACCCGCTTGACCGCGCATTTCAGGGCTACGCAACGGGCTTGAACGCACAGGCGGGGCAGCAACAGCTTGCCATGAACGCAGCGCGTGAGGCGCGGGCGGCGGAATTGCAGCCCCTTGCCATTGAAGGCGCGCAGCTTGGCTTGGCAGGTCAGCGGCAGGGCTTGGATATTCAGGCCGCGCAGGAAGGCCGTGCCGTTGATCAGTTCGGCATGGAAAAGCAGGCAGCACAGACCGAACTTGACCGCAAGCAGCAGTTTAATTCACGCATGGGCGACCTCGCCGCGCTTGGCAACAAGGCAACGCAAGAGGATTACCGTTCTGTGATGACGGAGTTTCCAGACTTCGCCAAAGGGCTAAGCGATATCTGGGGTTCCATCGGCGCGGAACAACAGCGCGGCACGGCAGAGGTTCTGGGCCAAGCAGCGGCGGCTTTGAAGGCGGGAAACACCGAACTGGCGAAAGAACTCGGCACGCGGTTCCGTGATGCCGCGACAAATTCGGGGAATGCAGATCAGGCGGCGGCGGCTGATGCCATGCTCAAGCTGATGGAAACATCCCCAGAGGCGGCGATGGTTTCACTGCGGGCAATGCTGACACAGAACGCGCCTGATATCGCGGATGCTATCTTTGTGAATGGGGCAAACAACCGCGTGCAGTCAACGCAGATGGTTGGCGGACGCCTTTCGGTCCAGACAATGGCGAACGGCGAAACTCGCGTAATCGACACGGCAACCAACCGACAACTAACCGGGGAAAAA